CCCCCTGGACAGAGAAGCTGCCCGAGGTGCAAATGGCCCGCAACGCCCTGGCGGAGTTTGACAGCGCGGACTTTCTGCCGGCAGAAGCCGAGGGGGAACCGGATTCGGAGCCAGTGACCGCGCCGGGGCCGGAGCGGGCGATGGTGGAGGAGGAAGAACCGGCTCCCAAGCCGCGCAAGACCTCCTCGTTCTGGACGCCGGAGCGGCGGGCGGAGCAGCGCGAGAAGTTCAAGGCCGTGCGGGCCAAGCGGGAGGCGAACGTGGCGCGGCGGCGGGCGGAGGCCGAGACTGGAGAGGAGACCCCATGACGATTCATATCTCGCAATGGTGGCTGGGATTCGGGGCGGGAGCCCTGACCGTGTTCACGCTGCTGGCGGCGATGGGCGCGGCACTGCGCCGGAAGAAACCATGAGCCGCAAGTGCTTCGTGGACTGCGGGGCCTTCACCGGCGACACCTGCAATCTCTTCCTGGAGCATCCCGAGGTCTTCGGGGTGGAAGACCCGGACGGGTATGACCTCTATGCCTTTGAGCCGGGGAAGCAGCATTGGGACTTTCATCAGCCCGAGCGCGTGACGCTGATAAACCAGGCGGTCTGGGTGGCGGATGAGCAGAGGAACTACGTTGGCGGCGCCGGCAATCAGGCCGCCACAATCGTCATTGACCCCGAGGTGCTGCGCGGCAGGCCAGTAGAATGCGTTGACTTCGACGCCTGGCTGCGGCAGTTCGAGGGCTATGAGGCGGTGCTGGTGAAGATGGACATCGAGGGGGCGGAGTTCCCCGTGCTGGAGCGGCTGCTGGAGACGGGCACGCTGCGCCTGATCACCGGCCTGTTCGTCGAGTTTCACTTCAACCGCTGCGCCGATGCAGCCGAGAGGCGGCTCGCCCTGCTGGAGGGTATCAAGCGCGCGGGCGTGCCCTTCAGGGAATGGTAAGAGCGCCATGAGTTCACTTTTGGAGCGTGTTCTGCGGGAAGGCGCCCACCTCGCCGCCAACCCCTCCCTCCGGCAGAAGTTGCCGCCGGAGTGGACGGACCCCGTGGCCTGGGTGCTCAACTGCGGGGTCAAAATCGAGACCAAGACCCGTGGCCTCATTCCCTTCCGGCCCTACCCCTATCAGGTAGACCTCATGCGCCGGGTGGCGGCGGGGCAGAGTGCGATTATTGACAAGTCGCGGCAGACGGGCGTGACGACCGCCGTGGCCGTAACCGTCGCCCATGAGCTGCTTTACCGCCAGGTGCGCATTGGGCAACCGATGCACGCGCACTTCATCGCCAACAAAGAAGAAGTCGCGGTGCAGTCGGTGCTGAAGAAGGCGCGGACGGCTCTCTCTACGGCGACGCTCACCGACGAGCAGCGCCGGCATCTGTCCGGGGCCGATCCCGCGCTGAGTTCCACGGTCGTCACCTACACCACCCCGGAGGCGCAGAACTACATCCGCGCCCATGCCAGCAACCCTGACGTGGGGCGGTCCTTCGACGGCAACTTCGTGCTCATGGAGGAGTTCGCCTACATGCCCTTCGCCGAAACCATCTATACCGGCGTGAAGTCCATGCTGGACTCCCCGGCGGCGCAGATGTGGATTGTCTCCACCTACAACGGCGACGGTGACTTCTTCTGCGAGATGGTGGATTCCGCCAAGCAGCGAGGCCTCTTGCATATCCCGATTGACTGGCGAGCGCATCCGGGTCGCGACCAGGCCTGGCGCGAGACCAGCCTGGCGGAGTTCGCGGGACGGGAATGGATGTGGCGGCAGGAACACGAGCTCCAGCGTTACAGCAGCGGCCAGCAGGCGGTGAACCTCAGTCTGATTCGGAAGCTGGCGCAGGAGGTGGAGTGGGTGGGCGCGGAGCCGCTGCCGCTGCACCGGTACAGCAAGGGCGTGGACCAGGCGGGGAAGGGCGCGGACCTCACGGTGCATGTGGCGATTGATCTTACGGCCCGGCCCGCGCAGGTGGTCTACGCGCAGGAGCGGCCCCGGCTCTCGGTCCCCGAGCGCGTAACGGAGGTGGAACACCTGGCCGAGAGGTGGCCGGGTCCGCTCTGGATAGACGGCACCAACGAGGCGGCGGTCCCGGCCCTGGTGGAAGCGCCGGAGAAGACCGCCGTGCATTTCTCGGGCGGCCAGCAGGGCAGCGAGCGCTTCGACCGCAACGACCGCCTGCGGTGGCGGGTGGTGCCCCGCGAGTACATGGAGGCGTCACTGGCGGCGAATCTCGAAACCGGGGCGCTGCGAGCGCACTTGGACGCCTTCCCGGAACTGCGGGCAGCTCTCCGCAGTTGGCGTCGCGGTGAGGACAAACACGCTCGCGGACGCAACGTTGACTACCTTGATGCCCTGCTCTTGGCCAATTTATCTTTGACGAATCGCACCGGATGGGGAGAGAATGTAAGGGTTCTTGAACTTCCCAACCTGGGGAAAGCGCGAGGGTTGTCGCGCCGTAAGTGGTAGCGAGGAAGCCTATGCATCCCTTGGCCTACGCAATCCGACGTCGCTGGTATAACTTCGCTGGCTGGCCGGGCGAGATTCGCGCCGCGCAGCCGGAGGACGAAGGAACCCAACGTCCAGTAATGGGCGAGGCGGGCGTCACTGGCCTGTCGACAAGCATGGGTCGCGTCACCGAGGAATATAACTCCGACCTCGCTACGATGCCCGACCGCATGGCGCGGTATGAGGAAATGCGGCGGTCGGATTCGGCCCTGGCCGTGATGGAGGCGCTGATTAGTCTGCCCATTCGCGCGGCGCACTGGCGGGTCGTGCCTGGCGATGACCAGGAACTCTCCGACCGGATTGAAGAGAACCTCTTCGGCGAACTGACGCACTCCTGGGATGACTTGCTGCGACAGGCACTGCTCTCCGTGCTCTATGGCTTCACCGTCCATGAGAAGGTTTTCGAGAAGAAGTCCGACGGCTTCCTGGGCTGGCGCAAGTTCGCGGAGCGTGACCGTCGCACTGTCTATTCTTGGAACTTCGACGAGACCGGGGGGCTGAGCGGCTTCCACCAGCGCGGCAAGAACCCCAAGACCGGAGACTGGGTAGAGGTTGATCTGCCCATCAGCAAGCTCATCGTGTGGACCTGGCGCGGCGAGGCGGGCAACCCGGAGGGGCTGGGCGCGTTTCGGCAGGCTTACAAGCACTACTTCTACAAGACCGCCTTCGAGGAATGGGCCGCGGTTCGCATTGAGCGCCAGGCCTGCGGTGTCCCGATTGTGACAGCGCCGCCAGAAGCCACGGAGGGCGACAGGGAAAGCCATCTCCAAGTCATCCAGCGCATTCGCACCAACGAAACGGCGGGCATAGTTCTGCCATATGGGTGGGAACTGGCGGGTTTCCAGTTGGGCGATGCGTCCGTTCCTTTTGAGGCCCATATCGAGCGCGAGCACCAGTACATGTTGCAGTCGGTCCTCGGCCAGTTCGTCGGCTATGCGCAGGGTGGCGACAGCGGCAGTTTCGCCCTCAGCCGCGACTCCTCCAGCATCTTCCTGATGAGCCTCAACAGCACCTCGCGATGGATTGCCGAGTGCTTCAACCGCTATGCGGTATCGCAGCTTTGCTACTTCAACGAGCGCAAGCCGGGCAAGTTACCGCGCCTGGAATGCGGGCCGGTCGGCGTGCGCAACATGGAGCAGTTCGTGCAGGCCCTTCGCAATCTCTTTGGCCCCAACACCGAAGTTCCTGAAGACGTAGAGGGCTACGTGCGTGAGATGATGGATCTGCCGGAGTTGAAGCCCGGCGACTATCAGAAGCGCCTGGCTGAGAACAAGCCCGCGCCCACGGAGAAGCAGCCGACGCTCCCCGGCGCGTAAGCCCTCCCCGCTAAAGCACCCCAAGACCCCCAACCCTAGCCGATTTATATTTGACAGAATAGCGCGCAATGGTTACGATTGATACAGTGAACACTACGGAGGATACTGACTTGGGAATGGCGGCAAGCCTCTATGCCCTGCCGGGTGAACCGTTGCAGGTGCTGTGCGCCGCCCTCTCCGAGGCCGATGAGAACGGGTTGGCTTGGCACCCCTTCGTTCCCAGCGGCAAGTTCCAGGGGCACAACAAGGTCGGCGAGTTCGAGGTGACGGCGGCGGACCTTCAGCAGATGGTGGACAATTTCAACCGGGGGCTGCCCTTCGGGGCGGGGGTTCCGATTGATGAGGACGGTCTCCATCAGATGCGCGGCGAGGGCGCTTACGGCTGGATAGAAGCCTTGCAGATTCGCGGCAACACGCTCTGGGGCGGAATCAGATGGACGGAGGACGGCAAGACGGCGGTGGGCAGCAAGCAGTTTCGCTACGTTAGCCCGCACTTCTACGTGGATTCTATGGGCGGTTATCCCAATCAGGCCTGGATGCCCTCACAGGGGAGCCTGTTGTTTTCGGCTGCGCTTTGCACCCGACCGTTCTTCCGCGAGCAGCCCGAGTTACAGATCGCGGCAGCCCAGTTGTTCCCCGTCACGGCTGCCCAGACAGACTCACAGCGGCAGGAGCAGCAGGCCCGGAGCCGGGCGCGGGGTATCGAGGTCCGTTCCGACGGGCGCCTGACCCCTCCCCAGGCGTATGCCTCGGATTGCCCCGCGCCCGGCGACTACGGCGACCCGGTGAACTTCATGTACCCGCTCAAGCCGGAGGGGCGGGCACGCAACGCAGCGGCACGCATGGCACAGAATTACTCGAAGTATCAGCAGGAGGCGTCGCGGCGCAAGGTCTGGACGCGCATCGTGCGCCGGGAGAAGGCGCTGGGAATCAAGCACTCTTCGGTTCCCCCGCTCGACAAGTTGCTCCCGGCAGACCTCAAGCCGACGCCATAACTGGAGGTGTCCCGCATGACCGAAGCACAGGCACGAGCAGCATATCAGGCCAAGTTCGACGTGCTTGCCGACGAGGACTGGGCCGACATCGCGAAGGACGTGACCGATTGGGACGCCTTCGTGGTCAATCTGGAGACCGAGGATGCAGAAGCCAAAGCTAAGGCAGAAGCCGAGGCGAAGGCTAAAGCGGAAGCCGATGCGCAGGCGCAGGCCGACGCAGCCGCAGCCGAGGCAAAGGCTAAGGCCGAGGCTGGCGAAGAGTCCGCCGAGGACCGCGTGGCCCGCCTGGAGACCGACCTCGCCGCCCGCAATGCGGAGTTGGCCGAGGCCGTGGCCTCGCGGCAGACTGCGGAAACCGAGTTGGCCGCGTCGCAGGCTCAGGCCCGCGAGGCGACCCTGCGCGGGGAGATTGCGGCCACGCAGTTTGGGGACGGCTTGCCGACCCCGACCTCCGTGGAGATGCTGCTTCCCGTGCGCATGAACCCGACCGCCGAGAATGCGCAGGCCCTGTACGACTTTCTGCGGGAGAACGGCGGGATGCTCCCCACCTACATTCCCGGCGAGGGTATCGGGGCTTCGGCGACGGGGGCCGACGGCAACGACGGCGACGCCTGGCTGGAGGCCAAACCCATCAGTGACCGGGGCAAGACCCGCACCCGTGAGATTGCCGCCACTAACGGCGGGGACTTCAAGGCGGCGTATCGGGAGTACTGCATCGAACTCAATCAGGGTAAGTAGGAGGCACTCTCATGGCTAACACATACATCAATGAGAATGAGGGCCGGGGCGTCAAGCTGGCCGAGGCTTGTTCGGCAGGGCAGCTGGTTGCCATTCACACCGACGGCCTGGGCTATCTCGCCAACGCGGAGCTGGGCGGCGACCTTCAGGTTCCCGCCTTTGGCTTCGCAGAGACGGCGGTGGCCGCGGGCTTGATGGTGGAACTGAAGCGCAACGGCACGCTCAACTACGGCGCGGGCGGCCTGACCATCGGGGCGCAGGTGTATCTCGCCGAAGGCACTGACGGCGGGATCACCCAGACCCCGCCTTCGACTAGCGGCGACTATGTGCAGTGCGTGGGCGTAGCCACCGCCGCCGATGAGGTCGCTATCGAGATGGACGCCGCATACATCGTGGCCTAGTCCGCGCAGTCCCATAGGAGGCGACCGCTATGGCGGATTTCGTGAATTCGTACAATAACTTCTGCGCCGAGGCCGGAGAGGATTTGACCGCCGGCCAGGCCGTCTCCATCTCCTCGGTGGATGGGAAGGCGTACTTGGCCTGCGCTGCCACCGGCATCGAGGAAATGCCCGCCCTGGGCGTGGCGGAGACTACGGTTGCGAGCGGCGACCAGGTGGAAATCAAGCACTTCGGGGCCTTCGAGCAGTCAACCGTCACGCTCTGGCCCGGCTATCCTATCTACCTGAGCAACACGCCCGGCGGTATCAGCATGGCGGCGGGCAATACCTCGCAGGTGGTGGGTTATGCGATGACTGCCACGCGCTGGTGTGTGCATATCCACCTGACGGCAGGCAGTACGCATGTCAGTTCTAGTTCGAGTTCCAGCAGCACTTCCGAGAGTAGCTCCTCCAGTAGCACTTCCGAGAGCAGCTCCTCCAGTAGCACCTCGGAGAGCAGCAGTTCCAGCAGCGGTACCTAACCGTAGCCCAGCGGCCCTCGCGCCGCAACCTTAGGAGGTGTGGGACATGGCCAATGGCGCCTTTACCACGGACCACGTAACCGCACAGCAACTGTACACGGAGTTCACCGAATCGGTTGCGGTGCAGAACGAGCAGGGCGTGCCCTTCCGCACGCAGCTCTGCAAGGAGACCACCCAGAAGACGGTGCGTGTGCGCCAGCGGTCAATGACGGCCCAGAAGTTGGGTGCCGATACTACCGTTCCGGACCGCCAGCACATGGAGTACCGGGAGTTCTCGCTCTCGGAGCCCGTGCGCTACGGCGTGGCCACGGCCATGACTCGCGAGTCCTTCGACCGGGGTGTGTCCTCGGACGAAATGCGCGAGGAACACGCTGAGGCTCTGCGGGCGATGAGCCGGTATGCGACGGAGACCATCATCTCTGCCTCCATGACCGACGGCGGCTGGTGGGATGCGACCATGGCGGCGGCTCCGCCCCCGTACAAGATGAACACCTTCGCCACCTCGCATGACCATTACCTGGCCTACAACGTCGCCGGGGTGCCCGCGCTGAGTCATTTCATTGACCTCAAGCGGACCATCCAGGAGCACGGCTACGGGCGGGTGGTGGCCTTCATGCATGGTGACAACTCCGCGCTTATCGAGAAGAAGGCGGAGTGGGCGGCGGCTACCGATCTCTCGGCGGGCGGCGTTTTGGCCGATCTCCAGAAACTCGGCGTGACCCCCGCCTTCATGGCGGCTGGCGTCCCGGTGGCGGTCGAGGATTGGATTCCGGAGAACTATCTCCTGGCCTTTTGCCTCGACGAGAAGCCCCTGCGGTGGCGGCACCCTGAGGGTACCGAAAACAGCGACATCTACACGGTGGATTCGGTGCCGGACGGCCAGTATCGGTTCATCACGGAGTATTACTCCTACCGTTCCGCCAAGGTCGTACATCGGGGCGCGGGCGCAGCCGCGTATCTGTCGAGCGCGACCTGGACCGACCCGACCTTCGCCATCTAAGGAGGCCCCTCATGCGGAGTTCCGACTTCCGCGTGATAGCCAGTCCCACGCTCATCGGAGACGGCGCGAGTTCCAGCTTCGCCGTCTCCGACCTCCTGCCCTACGAGTGGCTGAACGTGCTCGCGCGGGTGGACGTGGAGCCGGGGGCGACCGTGACTTTCACGGCGGAGATTAGCCATGACAACTCGGAATGGTTCACCGTCTACGTGCACAATCTCGCGGCGGCTGCGGTGAAGAACACGCAGGCGGCCAGCGTGAGCGTGAACGCCGATGGTTCACTGGCGCTGCTGGGGATTAGCGTGTACGCGCCGCACGTGCGCATCACGGCGGCTTCCGCAGGCGCGGCAGCTACCGTCAGCCTGTATGGGATAACCGTCGGTTAGAGCAACAGAAAGGACAAGAACGATGGCTACTGACATTAACGTGCCCAACATTCCCTTGAAGGTGTCCCTGGCGGAACCGCCGGAGGACGCCCTAGCGCGACTGAGCGATGTCTACCTGAACCGGGCAGAGGCGACGGCGCTGCTTAAGGGCTGGGAGAAGCGCTTCCAGCAGAAGGGGAAGGAGGCAGAGAACTCCGAGCAACTGTGGGGCGCTAACGATCAGGCCGAGGCCTGCGCCCTTGTACTCAAGCGGGTGGCCCGCTACAGCGTCGAAAAGGAAGGCGGCCTGCTGGACTTGGGTGTGGAGATCGAGAAGGAGCGCGAGAAACTGCGTGCGGCGCGGGAAGGTGAATAGCCGTGGCCTACTGTAGCTGGCAGGACGCCTGGGAGCACCTTGACAAGCAGACGTTCCAGCAGGCCAACCTGGACACAGACCGACTGCAAACCCTGTGCGAGGATGCTGCCCTCCGTTTTGATAATCGCCTGCGGCTGCGGTATGTTGTGCCCTTTGACGAGACCGAGGCGCCGGACTCGTTCTCCCTTGGCAAAAAGGTCACTTCGCGCTGGGCGGCAGCGATTTACTTCCGCAGCCAGCAGCAGTCAGAGGGAACAGGGGAAGGCTCCTGGTATGCCGACCGCCTCGACCGCGAGGCCGAGGACTTCGTAACCCTGCTGGAGACTCGCAAGGCTCCCAGCGACGCCACCGCCAACAGCGACGGCGTGGTGTTTACGGCCAGCGACGGCGAACCGGATACCGAGGCTGACGAGGATCTGCCCATCTTTCGCCGCGAGCGCCTGGTGAACGGCTCCACCTACCATTGGTAAGACCATGCCCGAGGCCACTCTCGAACTGGACGGACGCGCCCTGCGGCAAGTAGCCATTCGCGCCTACCTGCGCGGCATGGGCGAGCGGGCGCGCGACTTTCGCCCCTGCTATGATGAGGCGCTGGACCTCATCTTCGCCCACGAGGCGCAGTTGTTCCGCCAACAGGGGGAGACCCTGGACGAGGCGCGGTGGGCCGAACTCTCGCCCGCTTATGAGACGTGGAAGGGCAAGGCTTTCCCCGGTCGCCAGATTCTCGAACTAACCGGCAAACTCATGCGGCAGTTGAGCGGCGAGGGCGGGCACTACGAACGGCGGATGCGGACGAAGCTGGTCATGGGCAGCAATTACCC